TAAAATTAATGCAGTTAAAGTTACATTAATCATTACGTTTACCATAAATAATCCTATAAAAAGTTCTTTCAATTCTTTATCCATAAGTAGGCACCTCCTGTAATTTACCTGTCTCCTCAACTTCACATAACCATTGAAGATAGGTTTTGGCTTTATTTAATTCTTGTAAAGTCGCATCTTTCTTTCCGGCTCTACTAATGTATTTCATAACATTACCTTTTAAATATCCTTTAAACTCTTCAGTAGACATTGTATCTTCCATGACTAATATAGTTTGGTACTTTCTATTAGCGTAGTGGGAAGGTGCTTTTACCTGGTCTTTAGGTTTCTGTATCTCATTTAAGATGTATTCTACTTTTGGGTCCAACTGGTGAGGATCTTCTTTAACCCTCCATCCAGTAAGCCAATCTAATTGAGATTCATAGGCAAACTGAGTAGATCCTTCATAGTACCTATATACGTTTGTTCCAATACTGGCAATAGTCCTATCGTCCTTACCAGGAAAACAAATTGTCATACCTACTTTTAAATCCTTTTTATCCATCATTCTCTCCGGTGTCCATTGCTACAATTCCAAAAACGCCAAACAAGGCTCCAATCAAATTATAATGACTACCTGCTGCGACATACATTACCGTATTTAAAATAGTCATAAATATTAATAATCTTTTAATAATCGCTCCTTCATCTTTTGTAGAAAACCCCAACGAGCCTTCGGTGTTAATATTCCTTCTATATGGTCCAAATAAAGGGCAACCTTAGTTTTCCTGAACCATTCTACTTTACACTCTCCTATACAACCCTGATTAACCAAAGAGCGAATTGACATTATACCGTAAATCTCAACCCTACCTGTATCAACGCACACCGTACAAGGAACCAGGTAATGTAATAACTCAGGTTTATTGATAATAGGATCTTTCCTTTGCATAATCCAAGAAGCGCCATAACGTCTTTTAGATTCTAAAGTCTGACCTTTTACATGAAAGTGATGTTTTCCATCAGTAAGGTCTGCATCGTACGACTTCTGTCTAGTTTCGTATATAGTGAAATCCGGCTTACTAACAGGCGCTCCATGCGCTTTTAACACTCGATATACAGCCAATTCTGCCATGGCTCCAGAAACTATATCTTCCTTTTTAAATCCGCCTCTTTTCTCGTATAAAGCCATGTTTTGTTGAACACGCTCATCGGCAAACTTTTTCGCTTTCTTTTGATCTGTCTTATTAAGATATATCGTCCGAACTTGGGATTTAATCATTTTCAGACTCCCATTTATTAAAATGTTCTTTTAAATATTCGTCGTCACTGTTTGTATAAAAATCATTTGGAGGTAACATTCCAGCTTTTTCTATAGTATCTAACACATGTTTAAATCTACCTATATATGTAATGTTTCCATATTTATCTCCTTCATAAAATTCATAAGCTTTACGCATGATCTCAATCATTTCACTTCTTTTCATTGCTTATCCTCTGAATTTCCCTCGTAAATTCTCTCCTGAATACGTTTAGCATTTCCTAAATACTCTAAAATAACATCATCCCTAATAATCGCTCCATTAGCCAGGGAGTAAAGCACATCAGAATCTTCTCCAATAATTTCAATCTTAACAACAATACTTACGTCAATAACGCCTTGATGGTTATAAAGAATAATATCGTGCATATTCTGTTTAACAATCACCTGTAACCTCCTTAGTCCAATACTCGTCAAAAGCAATGCCCTCTAACTTTAGAAAACAATCTTTACATACCCAATGACAGGTTCCGTCCCTGTCTTTCATTTTATTTGTAGTGTAGAGTTTATCAAAATCTCCGTTGCACTCTTCACATAACATTTTATCGCTCATGCTCGTACCTCGCTTCCTCATAAATTTCTTTTAAATACTTATATATTTCTGGATAATCATCTATTAATTTATTATGTATCCAAATCGCTCTTAGAATTTTTTCCTTTTCTTTCTGGCTTGTCTCTTCTTTTATAACTTTCTTTGTTGCCATATACTACCTTTTTAACCTTATAAATACTTACGTTTAACTTTTCTGCTATCTCCTTGTAGGTCCTTCCCCTTTCTCGCTCGATCAGGATAACCTCATTTATACTATCCTTGTACCTCATTCTTTTCTTTCTCCTGCTTAAAAAAGCCACATCTGCAACCATAATGAAACAGATCTCTACTCGAACAAACGCATTTATTTATTTTATCTGGAACTGAATTATACTCCCTGTCCCAATCGTCATACCAACCTAAAGGGTCTGAAGCCCATTTTCTACCTGTATCGGTTACTTTTTCTATCTGGTTTACGTTCCAATAGTAAGGGTGTCCATCATATTCTACTTCTACCCAAGCTCTTCCCGAAACATTAACTATCCCTTCCCTGTTTAAAGTCTTATTATAAACTTTATCACCTTTTTTAAAGGTCATATAACCCCCTATTTTGTATAATATTCTGAAATTGCTGACTCAACGCCTACCTTCACATCAGGTACAACCGTCTTCATAGATTCTATCATAATTTCCTCCTGTTTCGGAAGTAAATTCTCAGCATCTTTTTTAGGAACTTCACAAATAATTTCATCGTGAACAAATCCGACAACCTTAAACCCTGCTTTATCTAGATTGTATAAAGCCAACTTCGCTCCATCGGCAGCCAAGCCCTGAAAAGGCGTATTCTTCTCGGCACAGAATGAAGTATTCCCTCTTTTACGTCCAGTTAAAGTAAATACGTGACCAATTTCATTTTTCATGTAGTCTTCCATTTCTGGAAAAGCGTTAAACCATACGTCCTTCATTTCCTTAGCCTGGTCCTGGGTTAGATTTAATCCATATCCAGTAGAGAACTCAATAAAAGTATCTACACCAAGACCTCCAGGGAAGCCGAAATTCGCTGCCTTAGCCTCTTGACGCTGTTGCTTAGTAACATCATCAACCTCGCACCCATTCATTACTGAGGCGTAGTATTTGTGGAGATCCTGCCCTTCATTTATCTTATCCATCATTACTGAATAACCGTATGTATCGAACGCCACCTGAGCCAGAGTAGAAAGCTCTATAGCAGAATAGTCGGTTATTATAAAAGTATTGTCTCTAGATTGAGGTACAAACATTTCTCTAATTCCACCTAATTTTGGTAATTGTTGAAAGTTTGGGTTACTGCAACTAGTACGTCCTGTGTTTACCAATAAATTGTAGCGTGGATGAACGACGTTTGCTGTAACGTCTCTAACAAAACTCGAGGCTTTCTCAAGACTCTGATATTCCAAGTAGGAGTCAATGAATTGATATTTTCTATATGGCGCCAGGTCATCGGCTTTACTTGACAATTCGTTAGTCTTTTCTGATCTAGGCAGCTTATCTGCAAAGCCAAGCCTGACAATAATATCGTTAAATACATCTTTAATTCCTTTTCGACCTCTTACCCAACCCCATGAGGCAAGCACGTCTCTATGTTTTTGCATTTCCTGGTCAATATGTTCTAACCATTTATCTCTCTGGCTTAGATCAAATCCAATACCGTTCTTATAAATATGATTTAAAGCGAGATCGCCCTTAACCTGGATATCGTGCGATAGTAAAGTTCCTTTTTTATCGTGAGGTCTAATCTCAGCCACTAGAGCAAAATAGATTTTATATGTTGCAATAACGTCAATTGCACCGTACTCTAGAAAATTCTCAGGTATGTCTGAAATTTGCCAACCTAAAAACTGTCCAAAATTCTCTCTTGTCTCGTCCTTAACTAATTCAAAGTTTAAATATATTTTGCTAAGTAGAGCGAGATTTCTTTTAAAGGGGATAAAGCCATATTGAGCAAGATGTGATAACCTATATAGTACACCGATATCACGCACCCTATTAGAATCGTACATTCCATAAACACGTTCGTTACTGGATAATTTTTTCGATAACACATCCATATCAAATGGGGCATTTTGAAGCACCATAAAAGAATCGCTATGACAGTCCAAAAAGGAAGCGATATCGTCTGTCTTGATGTAGTAAACATTTTCACCTCCGCTATATGCTTGCATTGTTACTAAGTCTGGCGTTCTTGTAAAAGGTACTACTGTAGTCTCTGTATCAATCGCTACAAAGCGCCCCAGTTTTTCACCATTCCAAATTTTTATATTATAAGTATTTCCTAAGAATTGCATTTAAGTTCCATTGAAGTTAAGTTTAATATAAGATTCATTACTCTTAAAGTAGTCATCATTTCTGATGTAATATATTCAATCCTTTCCATAGGATCATCTATTAAAGAAAGTGATGCTGATAATGCGATTTGTAATTCAAATAATTCAGGATTGTTATTAAGAAGCTCTGATAGCTCCTCTTGTAATTCGATGATATTCACATCTACCTCCGTAGGTCGGTTGCGCCACTCGATACTTCGTATCTCTGTCGCTAAAAAAAAGACAAGAGGGAAGATTGGATTTCGCCCAACCTTAGTCACCCTCAGTCCAAACGCGTTGAGGTTTTAATGTCATGCCTCTCCAGACACAATACGTTTAGTAGAATCGTATTACCTTCTCTTTACGCCAACTAACCTCACCACACTTACGCCAGGTGACTACGTAGACTACTTAGCAACACACTCTACACACAATATTATAAAAATAATAAACGCTAGAAAATCATTAAGTAGCCTAAGTATCTTCATTACCTTCCCATAAACTTTTTAATATTGTTTCTGGCTTTACTTTGCTTCATAGTACCATCAGCCGCTTTATAAGAACTAGGTTCCTCAACATTAACAACGGCAATAAAAGGGATCTCGGTCCATTGCTCTAACAACGTCCTATCGTTATTAATGCCTTCCAATCCACCGGCACCAACGGCTTTTAAATAATCGTCCAATTGATTATTACCAATCTCTTGAGCCTTTGGGTTAGTATGTTCAACCAGGAAATTGTGAAATACTAAACGCCCTTTTTGCTCACCGCTCACTACTTCAAATCCGGCACTAATAATCTTACCGGCACCATTTTTAGTAGTCTTCTCTTCATAGCGATTCATGCGAACTAAATAGTCACCTGCTTCTAATGGTTGAAAACTCGGTTTTGTTGTGTTACTCATAATTACTCCTTGTCAGCTTCTTCTGACTTGCTATTGAGGTCTGCCTTTAACTGGACACGTACCTCAGGGTTTTTGTTTGGTCTACTATAGACCTTTTTACACTCTCTATATAAATAACGAGCCTCTGTAGTTTTTGCTTCTACAATAGGCGCTTCTCTATAAGTATGGTTTCCATCTGGTTGAATTTGAGCAATGGTCTTTCCACCTACTGTAGCTACTCCATGATCTCTATCTTCAGAACCAGGAGATAAATCACATTGAAGCATCTTCCTTAATGCCCTTGCTTTCTTCCCGTTCATTACTTCTTTCCTTTCTTTTCAGTATTTTTTATTACCTCTTCAATCTTCTCTAATAAGAGGTCAACTTTTTTAATCAAGACTTCAACCTTCTCGTCTCTTTTTATCTGTAATTCTTTTGCAGTAGCCATTAAATATTCCTCGCTATGGTTAGAAGTGCAAACAATAGTAGCACGTTCGTTATAAATCGTATCATTTTCTTGTCGCTTCTCTAAGTAAAAACTTTACTTGATTAGATAATTTTCTTACTTTCTCTTTAAGTTCATAATTTTCTTGAAGAAGATCTTCAATAAATTTCTCTCTAAACTCTGTTTGTTCGTCCAACATTGCATAGATCTCTGCCATGTTTTCATCAAAATCGTTAGCCTTTGACATAATTTCTCCTTAGTTTATACAAACAGCATTAATGCTATCTATCTCTCTTGTTTCTTTTGTATCAAAATCTTCTCCATCAAAATATCCAATTGTAGGAGAATAATATACAAGGTTAAAACCATTTCCTTCGTCATCTGTAGAATAAACGCAATCTAGGTTCTCCCCATATTCTTTAGCAATTGCTTCTAAATGTGTTATAAAAGCTCTAATCCTCATCTTTATCTCCTTTTGAGTCCGTAGGACGACGGTCCTTGGACCTTGTTACACACCATTCATTACCACAATGTAATTCACAAGAGCCGCATGTAGGTTTTAATAGCGTTTCTAATTCTTCTATTAATTTCTTATGAAATTCAAAATTAGCGTGGTTCGGTTTACTTCTAACCAATCCTTTTAGTTGCTCTAATGTAAGTTTAATAAGAAATTTATTAACCATTATCTAAGTTCCTGAATCTTATTCTCAAAATAAACCCCGGTACGTTCAGCCTCTTTCAATACAGCAATAGCTTTTTTATAAGTCTTCCTACCTCTTTCTAACATTGCCTCACTAGCCTTAAAGATTTTACACCCTAAGTCTTTCTTCGACATAAATATGAAGTAAAAATCGTGCTTAATTCCCGTCTCTTTCTCGGCTAGATCCACATAAAGCGCCGCCGATACATCATACCCCCAATATGCACAAATGTCTTCAATCTCTTCCAGGGAAGCGCCTCCAACCGGTGCTGATGTAGTCTTTAAATCGTTTATAGAGGCATATCCATCACTGGTAACCTTTCTATAATCGAATCTAGTCTTTACTTTGTAACCGTCTAACTCCCCACAAAGAGTCTCTTCAGCCTCCCCTCCAGAGAAAAATGAAGAAATCATAACCTCTTTTTCATCATCCATACTACCCAACACAACCTTCGCATCTTCATACTCTCTAATCATAGAGTCTACAAGAGCTTTTTGTGAGGAAGTTATAACAGTTTTTCCGGCTTCATCTGCATCATGCTTAAAAGCCTTCCATATATCTCCCGATCTTCTTGATCCGGTCCAAATCACATACTCTTCTTCAACTAAATGAGGTTCCAGAACACGTGTATGAGCATAACTTCCTACAGACAAGCTATCCTTATTCATGTTTTGTGGCTCATTTAAAACGTACTGCTTATAGTATGCTCTTGGATCTTTTAAAATCAGTTTTAAAGCCGAACTAGATTTGTATTCACGATCTTGGTGATAGGACTCGTTCGAGCATTTTGGATTAAATCCGTCTACTAGTTTTACCATGGGTATTCTCCTGTTAACATAGTATATCCAAAGAAAAACGCCTCATAAGCTTCTTCTTTAGTCGGATATACTCCTAAATTTATAAAAGTATTATCTATATTACAATAAGCTTGATATTTTTCTATAATACAATCAGCTCTTCTAATACCTCTTTTCTTACCTCTATTTTTATGTAAATGATTTTCGCTATTGGTAACCCATTCTAAGTTTGAAAAATCGTTATTACTTTTAACTCCATCTATATGATTAACTTGAGGTTTGTTTTCAGGATTTTCTATAAAAGTTTCAGCTACAAGTCTATGTACATACCAAGAAGTTCCTTTATACTTTACTGCCTTATATCCTTTATCTCTACCTACGTTTATTTGATTTAATATTTTTGCAGGTAAAGTAGTTTCTTTTTTATATCTACCTATAGTAGTTTTAGAAGGAGGTCTTAACACAACTCCTCTACGAGATACAAATAAACCACTATAAGGATGTGCTCTGAAATCAGTATCGTAGAAATAATGACTCCATTCAATATCTCCGTTAATTAACTTTCTCATCGTATCTCCTATCTTTAACAAGAACTTCCAGGTATTCTCGTTTAAGTTTATTAATCTTTTCACCGTACTTCTTGTCACGTCTTATGTCGGAGTCAGTGATTGGTCTATGTACAGCATGATGACCACAATAAACGCAATTTCCATCATTATCCGGTGCTGTAACATGCTCTCTATAACTCTTTAAAAGGCAATTACAGAAGTATTCTAATTCACCTAGTTTCACTATAAACTCCTAAATACTATGGTCTGTGTTCCATCAACAGACTCTAAGTCCCTACTTATTAAACCAGAGGCTAACAGATCCTCTAATATGTTTTCCCTTTCTCTCTTGGTTAACGTCCTGGTCTTCTTATACAATTCTTCTTTTGTCATAAATCCACCATTATTTAATATAGTGTTAATTACTTTCTGACTATTCATTTGTGTCTTATTTTCAAATATGTATTTATCAACCACATCACCAATCGTATCAAAATAGTACATTATTAAGGAGTAAGCAAAATCTACATCTTTCTTTTGAATAACTGGTACATCCTGAACCGTTCTACAACATGCAGAAATCACTACTAATTTTACCATTTGTTGATACAATCTGGCAATAATAGGTAATTTAGGATCATCCTGTTGCGTTTCTCGTCGAAGTTTGTCTAATTTTGCAAAAATCGCATCTAATTCTTCCTCTGCACCTCTAGAAGCTTTAAGATCAATGTAAGTTTGGGTAATTCCACCCAATTCTTGCTCGGTAGCGTTCTCAGAGTAGTCCTCAACCCTAAATCCATGCCAGAAAGTAAGCTGCTCCTTTACATACTCAGGTACTTTAGGAAAAGATCTTAACCTTTCTGCCTTGGCGTTTGTGTCACCAAGGAAGATTAAAAAGCGCCCCATCAATCCTTTCTCGATAGCCTTTCGACTCACACCTTCCGAAAATCCTGTTGGCGTAGTGGACGCTAAAATATTTACATTAGGGCGGTAACAAGTCCCTTTATTACCTTCGGCAGTTTGCCTCCCTAAATACTTTGTGTTTGAACTGGTGTAAAGCTCGGCTAATATGTCTGCCATTTTTCCACCATAATCAGATTTGCTTGAATTAACCGTTCTCAGTATTCCACCGGCTTCATCCAAAATGTCCAATCTAATTGGCTTATTTGCAAGTCCGTCCATTAATGACGCATCAGAAACGTAGTCACCGGCACCTAATAAACCGTCTGCCCTCATGTCTATTAAGATTTCCTTAACAAACGATTGAGGCTTATCTTTACCTGAACCAGATGGAGAAATATTAAGCACATATAAGTTAGGACTTAAACCCTGGAACGCTACTTTTCTACTGGTTAATGTAGAGATCAATGTTAAACAGGCTCCAAGTGCCAGGTCCGGCTGTTTAATCCAACTATTACTTAACAGGGTAGTATGTAAAGTCTTTAACACAGTAGGGGCAAGTTGCATTATATCGCTTACACTTCTTTGTTTTTCTGGTGCTTCCACCTTCGACTTTCCCGATACGTCCTCCTTTTTTGGCATGATCGGTACTTCGTAGGCGTTACTGTCCCTATAATGGCGATTGTTAATCGTAGATAAATGGTTACTATAAAAAACAAGAGCATTTGTCACTGGTTCCGTATGTCTAAATTCGTTAGCGTCTGTAAATAAAGGTGGTTCATTAGTCTCAATATCGTACTTAATTAATTCGTTTACGGCTTCACCTATTGGCGTATTTTCCTGAATCAATTTACCACAAAAACTACTTAGTTCATCATTTCTTCCTGAATAGGTTTTTCCAAGCGACGGTTGAACCATATCAGGAAATTTGCTCTTTAAAACTGATCCAAGATGAGCAAATAGAGCCGGTGGCAGTATAGGTAAAGTCGATTTATCGACGGTGAGGAGTGTAAGCTCCGATGTCCAAACGTAGTCTAAGCCATTAGGATGACGACTTGGTGGCAGGGTTGTCTTTTTGTTACTAGACAAGATCTCTACCACCATGTCACCATTGAATTTTAGAGAGTCCGTTTGTTCACCGGAAAATCTAAAAAACCTCGTTTCCCCTTTGCTACCTCTCTTAACAACAGGACTTTCGGGCAGTATTGGCATGATAACGTCCAAAATTCTTTGGTCAACGGTGTCAATGTCCAATGCTATTACCCCTGACGCCTCCCCAAGCGCCAGATCTAAATTAGTCTGTGAGAAGTTATTCGTCCATGAAACGACTTCATCAACCGTTGGTAGTCTGTAACAGTACTCAGACCAATTTTTAATTGCAGGCATTTTACTTGCATATTTACCAGGAATAACAGAGTATCCGGCAGTTTGATATGATTTTTGGTTATCTACATAATGGTTTTTACTAGGTTCTGTTGTTTGCATACCAACTCCTTTTTTGTTCTCTCTGTTTTTCTGTTGTTTTAAATCCGGTTATATATTTATATAATTGACCGGATGCAGGGTCATATTGTGACGGAGCTGCAACCGTATAGTGACCACAATTATTACATATACCTTCGGCACAAGTCAAAACTTTTCTATATGGTGTGCGACCATTTTTTGTGTCCCTTTCTTTTTTTGGATCTAAGGAACATGTACAATAGTTAAAAATCATTAATAATTCCCTGTTTTATCTAAAACTTTATTTAAAAGTTCATTGTTTTTCTGATATATTTCTATATAACCTATTAAATCCGCTTGTCTTTCCTTAAGAGTATCTATCTCTCTTTCCTGTTGTCTTAAAGTTTTCTTAAGATCTGTTATTTGAGCATCTTTTATTTCTACTTCAGTCATGTTATACTCCTATTATGAAAATTGAACTTAAATTAAAATCCAATCCTATTTCTACTAATTCAGCCTATTACAAAAGGAATAAATCTTTTAATGAAAATTCCCGTAAATGGCGTTTTAACTTTTTTTCAGAACTTCAATCCGATTATAATCAAAATCAAATTAAGTTAATGAAAAATTACTTTAATTCTAAAAAGCATATGTTAAGAGTATGCTTTACTTGGTATCAACCTATTGATCTAATTCTTACCAAAACTGGTGAAATTTCTCTTCGTAGTATGGACGTTGATAACTGTTTAAAAATTCCTACCGATTGTGTTTTCGATAAAAAATACAACGATAAATGGCTATCCATAAGAAAAGGTGCCGAGGCTAAATTGTATAAAGATTTAACATCATTAAAAAATTTAGACATTAACGACAAATTTATTATTGATACACGTTCCATTAAAGCTCCGAGTAACGACGATCAGTTTCATTGTTCAATTCAGATTGAAGCTCTACCGATTTATCAGAAGGTAAAATAACATATCCCATTAATTCTAATCTTCTGGTGATTACAGAGATCTTAAAATCATCATTTTTATCAATCGCATCATCTAAATGTTCCAATAAATCTACTAAAATTTTACTCTTCAACTGTTTCCTCCTCTTCAATACCTTCTAATATGTCTAAAACTTTATTTATTTTGTCTTGAATACATTCCTCAACCCCTTCTGGAGTATCTTCAAGTAATTCGCAACCGTCTCTAAATACTGCATCAAAAGCCTCCAGGTTCCAATCAATAACAAAGTCAACCTGTCCACCTGCTACATGATTCGAATCTTCTACTTCAATCGTTTGAGGTCCACATGCTCCTAAAGTCACAAACGCTACTACGTAGCTTAAAATTCTTATAAAATTCATATGGTCTCCTTGTCACCTTATGCACACATTTCGCTATTTTTTGTGCGTGTTTATTTTTTCTAGTGCTTTTCTAGCGTCAAATGCTATTTTACCATAATAAAAATCCTTGCCGCTTGAATCATAATCGCTAACCACTTCAAGCGCATCAGTAGCAATCTTTAATTTATGTTGCACAACTTGGTAATCTTTTTCTAGTTTATAGTA